GCCTTTTCTATATTATATGCGTATCGTATCGAATTGTCAACAATTTATTTAAATAAGCAAAAAAAATAAACCCCTAGAAATATTCTAAGGGTATTTGTTATTTTATATTATTTACAAAGGTTTCTACTATATAATTTATAAGTTGGTTGCGGCTATAATGTTTTTCTTCACAAATGTGGTCTAGTCTATCAACTAACTCTAATTTCATAACTATATTAAAGGCTTTAGTTTCAATTTTCTTTTTAGTTTTAGTTGGTATTTTAAATATATCTTCTTTAGCTAGGCTAGTTTTGTTGGCTACTTTTTTAGTCTGTGTAGTTGGCTTATCTTCAATACTTACATATTGTCTAGTTGTGGAATTATATATATAACCATTTTTCTTAAATAAATCAGTTATTGTACTTTTGTTTAGTTTTAAATCTAAACTAATAGCACGTATGCTCTCACCATTTGATAGTCTGCTATTGATATTAATAACTTCTTCTATACTAAATTCCATGATACACCCCCATGTATATATTTATTAATAGTATACACCAAAAAAAATAAAACTACACCAGGAAATTAATCCTAATGTAGTCTAGTCTATAGTTTATCTTTATATCCTGTGCCTGTTGATGGATTGCTTAATATACCGGCTAATACGAGTACACCGAGCAACGCTGAACATATTTCGTTATAGTTTTCGGGCAGTACATCAACTCCGAAGCCTTGTAATATCATAGGAATTAAAGCGAGCATAGACACCCAAAGTCCTTTATTTTTAAATTTATTCATTAATAAAACCCCCTATTTTATATCTATAAAGGATTCAAACCCTTTAGCTTTTAATTCTGCGATTCTGTCATTAGCGTTATTTCTGCTATTAAATGATCCTGTTATAACGCGATAAAAAGTGTTAACATCAATATCTTTGTCTGCTTCTTTGACAACTTCTTTCTCTACAAAAGGAACTTTTAAATACTCGCATATACCACGCGCTATAATCTCAGCTATTTTTTCTGTGTTATTCATTATTAAAGTAGCGTCGAGAGGATTATCATGGAAGGCAGTCTCTAAGTACGCAGCAACTGCGGTAGTATAATTCAATTCATATAAATTATCATTTTTTCTGCATCCTCGGTCCTTAGTAGGTGTAAAGGCTTCTAATCTCTTATATATAGCGTTAGATAGTTTAAAGCCATTATTACTCACATACATACTTTGAGTACCTCTAACGGTCTTATTAAACGCATTAGAGTGTATAGCAATATGCATATCACACTTTAACTTATTACTTTCTGCAACCGCTTGTTGAAAAGTCATGCTTTTGTGACTAATATATACGGTTTCGCCACATCTTTCTAAAATATCTTTTAATGCTTCGCCTACTTTATGCATTTCATCTTGTTCAGTTCCGTAGTTCCCAAATCCGATATTATGATTTTGGTTTGATGGACTTAAATATATATTACTCATGTTCTTTCCTCCTTATTTTGTGATTAAGTACATTAGTGCAGCGGTTATAACTACTGTTATAGTGGTGTTTATAACTTGTTCCCATCTTTTATTAGGTTTGTCTGTTATGCCTTTTAGAATTGATGATAAAGAAGCCAAACTATCAAATATTTGTTTAACATATAATTTAGTTTCTATGTGTGATTCTTTTAAAAGTGTCATATCCCTAGAATGTTCTTTAATATCATTTTTCAATTCGACTATTTCTCCTTTTAAATAATTTATAGTATCTGTCATTGTGCAATTACAATTATCGTCCATTTGTAAAATTCCTCCTGTTGTTTAATTCATCAAAGATGGTATTATAAATTTATTCTCTATTTTTTTTAGTGGAATATATTTGCACTAGCGATATTAACGTATCTTTGCTAGTGCATTTTATTTCGTATTAAAAAAGCTCTAGTTTTTACACTAAAGCTTAATTTTATCTATGTGTTTTTAATTTGTAGTTTTTTCATCCTTTATTCCCTGTATATATTAAAGGTTTTTACATATTTTTGTAGAATACTACCACCAAAAGGAGGTGATAATATGTCAATGACTAAAATTTATTCAGATTATTGTCCTGAACTTAAAAATCAGAATTATTTATCTGTAGAATATGCACCAGTAAATATGTGTGGTGACCCTAAAACGTATTATAAATGTGTTGGTTATAAATGCGAACATCAAACCTTTAATGGATGCCAAACTGCAAATACAGAGAATGAATGCCCACTTTTTGCAAAAGTGCCTAGATCTTTTTAATTAATGCAGAGAATCTAACACCAGTCAACTTTGTAAGCTCTTCTGTTTTTGAATAGAAATCAAAGTCACATTTTTTTAAGTATTTACATGTTTCACAAGGCTTTGAAAAGTTTGTTATTGATTCATTTTTAACATCTTCAATTAAGCTTTGTAGATGCCATGCCATACAATATAAGTTTTTGGGTTGCTCTTGAACCGGTACTTCAGGGGCAACCTCTTTTTTATTTTCTTCCATCTTTTTCACCTCACTTTTCATATTTTTTTTGGTATTTTTAGATATAACAAAGAGGCTAGTTTTCTAACCTTTTGTGTCGCCATATTTTCCTATTGTCTTATTCTGTATCAAGAGTATACACATCTACAAATCTATAATCATAAAGTTCGTATTTATTAAATATTGAAACGTATTTGTACCCCAATATGCTTTTGTTGTAATATTGACCTCTATCAACAAAAAATGACATATCTTTAATAAATATTAACCCAACCAGTACTATAATAAAAGATAATCCGGCGAATTTATTTAAGTTGAATTTCATGTTTCTAACAAGATTTGGCATTAAGATTATTTCTAAAATAGTAAAATACTCTAATATTCTAGATAAAATTTGAACATTAGAAGCCGATATGAATATGACACTACCAATAAAATAGGTGTATATCTGGAACTTATCAAATTCACTAACATCTTTGCTTGGAATACTTTTATATAATGTATAAATCAATGCGAGTGAAATAATCCTTAATGCTATGGCGAATGGGTTGTATGATGATGCTTCATATAATGTAGACATTCCTAAAAATCTACCAATTTTAAGAATTAATTGGCTAGCATTTGAAAAACATATCAGTAATGACAACATCAATAATAAAAAATTGAATACCTTATTATTGAATGCTTTTTTATAAACTAACTTAATAAATGGGATTATCAATGTCACCACTGCTGAACTATGAAAAGTCATAGCTATTAATATTAGAATTACATATTTAAGTGTTTGTCCCTCTTTTAGGTATTTGTAATAAGCTGTAAAAAAATATAACTATTGCAATACCTTGTCTTAATGCACTGTTTACATAAATCGAATAATAAACTGAAAAGAAAATTAACAAAGACATTATTTTAAATTTAGAATTTTTATTTATAACTCTTAAGTACATAAACATAATCATTAAACTAATTCCAGCGATAAATACCTCGTAATTTAATTTAAAATATTTAAAAACACCCATTATTATTCTAAATCCTACATCTACATGTGATTGATTGCTAATTGCATCTTTGATTGTGCTTGGGTTAAGAGTATAATGAACTAAATAGCTGAAATAATCCATACCAAAACCGAATCTAAACATACTTAATAAAGTAAGTCCAATACCGAAAATGATGAATATAAATGTGTTATTCTTGATGCTTAAAAAACTGTAAAAACACACAAGTGACATACTTATGAAAATAATAATATATAGCATAGAATACCCCCTAAAATTAATCAATATAATTGTACCACATATTACTAATGATGTTAAATTATTTGAGTTTTTTATCCTTTAATGGAGTTGAATTTGAGGCACTGCAAATAGTGATATTCACAGTGCGTTAAACAATTACCATATCGCCAACGTTTGTACCCATTTTTACTGAATAATGATCTTATTGCGTCTTAACTACAGTTAAATCTACAGTAGCAACCCATCTAACATTTTGGCTTACATCACCTTTTGCTTTTAGTTGTAAACTTTGAGTAGGAGTATAAGCACCTGCTAAAAAATCCCATGTAGCACTATCAGCATAGACTTTTGTAACTGTATTACCTTTGACTACAACATCACCAGCACTTCTTGTTATTAATCCTTGTGCCACCCACATGCCTTGTTGTGTATCATCTTCATTCATAGCAACGCAATTTATTTTATAAGCTACAGTAGTGTGCAATGGTATTATCAAGTCTGTTAAATTAGTAGTAATAGGTATATAAGTAGATGTTGTACTTCTACCTTTGCAAGTTAATTTACTTGATTTTGCATCACCGGCTACGGTAAATTTACCACTTGCTAACACGTCCTCTGCCACCCAATCTGTACTGCCTTCTTTTCCATGCACTCTAGCATAATTTTTACTAACATTATTTGATTGACCACTAGCGAGTGCCTTATCACCACTTACAATATTAAATATTCCACCGCTAATATTCGAATAAAAACCACTTACGATATTATCGGTTCCACCACTAACATTTGAATAATTACCACTTACAGAGTTCCTTTCGCCACTTATAATGTTTCCCCCACGACTATTTACATTATTTGAGTTACCCCCAACAATAGCAGAATACACACCATTTACAATATTACTACGACCTCCAAGAATTACAGAGTATTCTGTTAAAGCTTGAATAACATTACTTAAACCACCAAAAATTGAACTATATTCACTGTTAACAACGTTGCTTAAACCACCTATAACATTTGAACAATTAGCAATTGCTCTATTTGTTATATCACCAAATGCAATTGACTTCTGACCATTCACAAAACTTTCAATATTTAAATTATTATATTCTTGACACCCTTCTGGTTTTTCCCATGTAGTAGGTGATGCAAAAGTTACTAGAGCAATCAAACCTGTCGTATCACCCATCATAATATTATCGTGAATTGTACCATTTTTCGAATGTCTCCAACAAGTAAACATTTGTCTAGCGCTTACCATATTATATACATTGCCATATATATTGTAACTTTCTAAGCCATGATTAAGTTCAACAAGTACACCAGTATTCATAGAACTATTACCATAAAACGAAAGATTCTTAACTTTTCCCCTATGTTCAGGAAAACCAAAAATATGACCAACACTACAACTATTAATTTTAGTGTTTTTTACAATTATACCGTCAACATCATAAGTAGTTCCACCTGTGGTAGTACCATCTAAGTTATATATTCCAGTGTGTTCACCATACATCTGTATTGGTCTTGCACCATTAATCATTGTTATTTCTTCTGCTTTAATATTGCTTACTCTACCATTTACTAATATGCAACTTGGTAAAGTTTTAGTGTATTCATTGTGTGCAAATTGATTAGCCATATTTAAATCTATTGTTCCTTTTCCACTGATAGTAACACTATCAATATAGGCTTCTTGCAACCCCATTCCAACTCTAATACCATAAAAAGGATTGACACCATAACAAGGCATCCAAAGTGAGTCTAAATTATGTCCTGTAACTGCACCAAATTGTATTGTTATACCTTTTTCTAATACTTGAACCCCACCAGTTATAGGAACATTTATTGCTTGCCAAGTTGTAAAACCACCATTCCAAAATCTAGTCCATTTGAAAGTATCAACTCCACCAACACTATCTATTTGTATACCATATACACTTGCGATTGTGTTGTCATACGTTCCACCTACAGTCAAATCATCTAGCGTAATAACAACATTACTAAAGTTTTTAATTATTTCTGCGGTAATGTTAAAAGTAGTTGAATTGTCAGCTACTTTTAATACTGCACCTAATGCTATTTCAATAGTAGATTTTTTATTTGCGTAGAGTATTGCTCCATTATTAATAGGATTATGAATATGTTCACCCTTTACAAATACAAATTTATCTCCAATAGCACCAGCATTATAAATTGTTTGTGGATTATCTGTTGTATTTATATAATGTGTTTGTTGAACAATATCAGCCAATGATGCAACAACACTTGCATCATCATAAACTTTAGTTTCAGTTCCATCAATCTTAATATTTCCATTTGTAGCAGAGCTTACAACTAAACTTCCAGTGCCAGCTTGCGCAATTAATATCCACTTTGTAATATCTGTAGGTAGGACTCCTATACAAGCAACAATATTTTGATAAGTACTACCCGCATAGGTAACTTTATTGAGCGGGATATAACTATGTGCATTGTCATAAACCTCTAATAACTTAAAAGCTGTGTTATTATTTTGCCTGATGGTTTCATTCGTTAATCTAGTACCTTCAGCAGTCGCTCTAGTACCTTCAGCAGTTACTCGACTTCCCTCACTTGTGACCCTCGCACTCTCTGCGGTTACTCTATTTCCCTCACTTGTAACTCTAGCACTTTCAGTTGTTACCCTAGATACTTCATTTGCTAGTCTTATTACCTCTTGCTCTTGAATTGCTCCACCTATTGCAATATCATTATCTAAATCTGTTTTAAGGACATTACCTATAGTAATATCACTTTTTAATGCTACATCTAGGGCATTGCCTGTAGTTATATCACCTTTCAATGCTGCATCTGTTATATCGCCTGTGGTTATATCACCTTTTAATTCAGCATCTAAGATATTACCAGTTGAAATATCTGCTTTTAAAGTTGTATCTAAGGCATCACCTGTAACAATATTGTTCTGTAAATCTACATTTAATGCTTCAACTGTTGGGATACTTAGTACCGCATCATTAACCGCATTAAGTGCATTCGTTAAGGCAGTAAACTCGCTGGTACTCTCTATAGCTAAATCATCCCTCACGTTTTCATTTACTGTAAAATTAAAAGTAACACTAGTTAGAATCTCACCAGCATCGCCATATATTGTAATTTCACTCGCAACAGGTCCAGCATAACTTAATGCTTGAGTAGTTAATAGACGACTTATTTTACCAGTTAAAACATCATCTAACGTGCAATCCAAAAATACTTTTGTATCGTCTGCTTTTTGAAAATATATTCTTGAAGTTGTGCCTGTTAAATCATATGTGAGTGAATTGTTGAAAATATTAATTACAAATTTATGACTATCAGTATCATTTTTTTTAATAACGATAGATTTATTCATATTTATTTTATTTGCTAAATCTATGTTGATAACATGATCTATAGGGTTTATCATTTATAACCACCTCCATTTTTAAATTAAAAAAGCAACCCTATTGAGTTGCTTCGTTTTTTTGTAATACCTCTGTAACACTTTTCTGATATTTTTCTCTTTCCTTATTTACTATCTGTGATGTTTCCATGTCTATTCGTTGTTTTATATCAACTAAAATAAGCTGCAATATTGTTGCGGGTAATTTAGCATTTACCATTTCCTTAAATATACTTTCTTTTGCATCTTCTATCTTTAAATTTATACTTCTTTCCACTGCCATTTTATATTCCTCCTATTAAAGTTGTTTACTTGTTCCATCCTTAGCATATACCCATGTGCCTGTATCTCTTATGTCTAAATAAGAACCTGCATTTGCGTGTAAAATTAATCTGTTTGTCAAACATTCTAAATAGCAACCGTTTGGTAAATATATATATTGACCATCTGGTTGAATTGCACCACCATAGTTATTATCAACCCAATTTTCTGTTGCTATATCATCATAATTTATTTTTCCACCAATTTCAGTTAAATAACTTCTAACACTACCAACACTATTTAATACAAATATTCCTGCTCCAGATGTACCATCAGCATACAATGCAATTTTTACATCATCTGCACTATCTGATAAATTAATTATTCCTGCATCGTATGAACTATCAATTCCGATGCCAACTCGTTTAGATGCTAAACTATCATTATATAAACCAATTGTTCCGCCAACATTATCACCACCTCCAGTTTCAGAACCGATGCGCACATTTGGATTACCATTCATATCATTTATATCTAATATTCCACCATTAGCATCTACTGTAAATTCTGCGAATATTGTTGCACCACTAACTTGTTGAATTGCTGTACCTTGTAATAGTCCACCAAATATATTTGGAGAAATAATACTTGTACCACTTCCTAAAGTTAAGCTTACACCATCATATATAATTCCATCGTCAGCAAAGTTGAATGTTCCATCCGTCATATTTATTTCAGTTTCACCATTTATTGATTGTAATAATCCGGTTTTAATTAAGTTAGCATTTAATATGCCAGTGGTTATATAATCAGCCACAATAGAGCCATCTTGTGTAATTGCAGTATCATACGGACCGTTTATGCCGGTGCTACTATGCCCAAAGCCTCCCATATTCCACCGCCATACATCTAATGCGGTGTTTACATCTGCCGTATCCATAATTAAGATTTCATAGGGCTTGCCTGCTTCATCTTGTCTTATAACTACATTGCCACCTTCAGACCCAGTTATTAACTTTGTGGCATTATCTATAGCCTTTTGATAATCTGATTTTACTTGGACTATATCTTTTTTAACTTCTTGAATTGAATTATTAATAGTTGTTGCTAAATTAGGTTTAAAACTTCCTAACTCGATTTTTTCAATTCTGTCTGTTAATATATTTTTAGTTATTTTTATTACTTTTGCTTTTAAATTTATGCCTAGTTTGCTATGCTTTATTGTTACTGTATCACCTAAATAAACTCTTTCTAATACTGCATAATTTTTATATTCTTCTGTGCATTTCAAAGAAATAAAGTTTATTTTGTAGTTAAATTGAGGAATATCTATTTTATTATTTGTCATGTATTCTTGTCCCGCAACTCTTAAAGGGTTCACTGCTTCATAATCACTTAATTCAATAACTTTGATTTTAGGGTGCGAAAAATTGTTAATATAAGGACTATCAATATATTTTTCTGTTAATAATAAACCATCTTTGCCTACTGGCATTAATCTAGTACATATACCATCTGTGTCTAAAGTTTCTTCTATCCCTTGAACATTCTTACCATAGCTAACTAAAACCCCTCTGTCTAATCCTCTAGCCCCTAATAATTTAATAGTGTAGTTATCTCTAACTAACTCGCCACCAATATTATTAATTAATCCATCAGTACCCATAATACTTTCAACTACATTTTTTCTAACGAACTGTGTATTTGCTAATATTGAAACATCACTCATTGAAGTGAAACTATGCGCATATTGAGTATTTGTGAGTATTGCATCTAAAGCACCAGCGCCGTTTATATTCGTCAATGTTATATCTTCTAAAAAATTATCAAGTAAATCATAATAGATATGCCTTAAATTCACCGAGATGGATGTTAGTTTCTTTACTTTATGATAAATACGATACAGTTGATCACCTATCTTGGCTATATTACCTTCTAAAAGATATTGCCATTTCCCTCGTTCATCAATTGGGTACTCAATCGTAGCTTCAAAAACTGAATTTAACTCTTCGGTTACTACGCAACTGATACAGTCTGAAAGCACTATTACTCCATTGTGTTCAAAATTTGTCTCTTTACTATTATAAATTGATATTATATTAATCACCTCATTTTTACTTGAAAAAAGAAGCCTAATTATAAGCTTCTTTAAATTTTATATATATCTAAAATTTGGAGTTATCTCAATTGAAGTTACTGAACCGGTGAAACTAATAGGGTTATTTCCTGGTATTAATTGACTAAACTCACCATTCATTTGATTATTTAATAGCTGAGTCCCTTTATATGCATCCATTAGGTCAGAATCTAAAGTCACATAATCAACAATATTAGTTAATGTAACAACTTTGCTATTAATAGTAAGTGTAATAGCCCCCGTGCCGAATATTTTTATAATAGGCAGACTAGTATTACCTGTACCATTATAAATAGTTCCCGTGTTTGTTAATGTTATTAATTCTTCGCCTATACTAAGTTTGTACGGTTGGACCTTAAACATCAAAGGAAATTCACCAAAAGTCTTTAACGATTGCGATATATCTATTTTATTAATTATTCTAGCTTGATATTTATAATCGGGATCCCAACTAAATATCAAATCACTAGATGTGTTCATTAACCATGCTTTAACTTCTTCAATTCTGCTTTCATCCATAATTGTACATTCAAGAGGGAGGATATAACTTTTCCTAGTTTTATAATCTATTGTTAGATTGCCATCCCTACCCGGTAATTCGTACTCATCTATATTGTTTTCGGGAACTACGCTAGGAGGGAGTTTGTTTATAATAATCCCAAAATCTTCGTATGAATCTTTGCTGTTATAAATAAAACTTGGAAACATCTAAGCCCCTCCTAATTCTTTCTTTTTAATGTAATAACTTAATTCTTCTGCTAATTCTTCAACGTCTTGTTTTCTTTCGTTTACAAATGTTTCAATAATTAAATTAAAGCCTTTGTCATTCCTTTTAGCCATATCCATACTTTTTTTATTATCATATATTTTAGTACCCTTTTGTAAACTCATAAGTTCCGGACCCTCTTCTCCTACCCATGTAAGACCGCCTTGGAAATTATTTGTTCCTCTTGCGTTGGCAACGGGTGGTCTTGCACCGCCATATGGTGAACCAGTATCGATGCCGCCAAATTGTGATGTAGAACCACTAGTTGTATATTCTGTATTAACGGTGGCATTTTTATCTTCTATTTCCGTTCCATTAAACCAATCAAGAGCATCTTGAACTCCCTCAATAACTGTTTTAATGCCACCGAATATTGCACTAAACAATTCAGCCACATCATCAAGACCCGGTTTAATAAAGTCATAAATGCCTTTTACAACTTCTATCACCATTGCTACTATGTCTATTACTAATTTTACCGCTACAACTATTAATGGGAATACTAGTTCAAAAATCGCTTGAATACCCGGCATTGCTTTTTTAACCGTATCCCATAGCCCTTCTATAATAGGCATTACACTATCCCTTATCACCTGTACTAAATGATCAAAGCTTGGTTTTATATAATCATAAGCTTTCATAACTGCATCTTTTATAGCTGGGAAATTCTTAAAGAACCATTCAGCCATTGCTTTATAAATAGGGATAACTATATTTGTAATGTAATCACCTACAAGTTTAAATACACCTTTGATTATATCAAACGCAATTTTAACTGCCTCTTTTATTTGTGGCATATATGGTTTAATCCATTCCCAAAATTTCTTAAATGCTGGGATTAATACATCTTTTATTATATTACCAACCGAAGTGAACACATCACCTACAACTTGCATAGCGCCATCTATAAACTTTTGAATTTCCGGCATATGTTCAATAACCCACTCTAAAAAATCGTTAAATATAGGCAATAGTTTTTCTCCTAAAGTTATCATTATAACATCAAAAGAAGCCTTCATTTTTTTCATCATTGCATCTGTTGTAGCTTGTTGAATTTTAAATGCTTCATTGGTCGCTCCAGCTGCTTTTGCCATTGCTTTGGTTTTCTCTGTGAATTCATCTGATTGCGAGCCTGTTAATGCTAATACTGCGGTTCCAGCTTCAACGCTACCAAACATATTAACGAGTTCTGTGTCGCTTCCTCCAGCTGCTTTTTTTAAACCTTTTAATGCTCCATCAAGACCAAGACTTTCAATTGCTGCATCCCCTGTTTTAAATCCCATAGTTTCTAATGCTTTTGACATGCTGTCTGTCGGCTTCATAAATCCTTGTATAACTCCACGAAGTTGAGTACTAACTTCAGCGGTGTCTCCAGTAACACCAGTTAATGTAGCCATACTTCCAAAAAGTTCCTCTTGTTTAACATTCATAGCACCAGCTAAAGGGATTACCTTACCCATACTTGAGGCAAGTTCTGGGAATGTTGTTTGACCCAATCTTACTGTTTCAAATGCCAAATCCGAAGCTTTTTGTGTTGCTTCTACGCTAGTATCACCGTAACCTTTAGTAACCGCGGATAATAGATTAACGGAATCTGTTACAGTAGCATTACCAGCATCAGCACCCTTTGCTGATATTTCTAATATCTTCATGGCATCATCTGTCTCACCGAATGCACTAACAACTTGGTACAAACCATCAGTTAATAATTTAGTACTCGTGCCTGTTTTGACCGACATTTTTTTAACTTCGTCACCCATGCCTTTAATTTTGGCTTTAACGTCTCCATCTAAGAGAGTAGCAACGTTAGCCATTTGTTTTTCGTAGGATACTGCTGCATTAAGCGCTATACCACCAATTGCTGCGGCTGCTGTTCCCGCTGCAAGCACCATTGCACCGCCCCATTTTGCAGCGGTTTTTATTCCATTTCCAAGCGCACCATCAGCACGTCTTGCACTACCTTCAATTTCTCCTAAACTTCTACTCGCCCCGTTATCCCTTAAAAATATCTCTCCAAACAACTCAAATGCTCTCATTCTTTCTTTGCACCTCCCATAGAGGATAAAATTTTATCTACTTTGTTTTGAATTTCTTCTTTAGTTTCGCTTTTAACTTTTGTTTCTGTTTTATTGAAATAATCTTCAAAACTTACATAAGGAATTTCACCAGACTTCATAAACTTATAATCAACTAAATATTGTCCATAAGCTTTTGCGCTTTGTTCCTTTTCATTTGCTTTTAAAACTAATTTAATTACTGTCCTTAATTTTTGTCTACATATATAAGAGTAGTCGAAGCTATGAACTAAAATAATAATGTTTTCCCATTCCAATTCATAGGCTAAATAAAAAGTTCTTTTATATCCTCGTCATTTAGTAAAGTTTTTAATGCTAATATAGACTTAACTAAGCCTTGTTCTTTAACAATTTCAATATCTATATCTTGAACTATAGAAACAATCTCAAATATTTCTTCATTGATTGATTTTGCGTTTTGAAATACTAATATAAAGACAGTATCAAGAAGCACATCAAGTCCAATCTTCTTTGCCATTTCCTCCTTACTCAATCCCTCGTGTTTTGCAACTGCTTTCTGTGCCTGTGATTTCATATATTCTTTAACTTCTAATTTCTCATAAATGCTACCTATTAGTGGCAGTAAATCAATCGCTTTTTCTGTACTTAACATAAATACCTCCTAAAATTAAAGAGAGCCATAAGGCTCCCTATTTTTTTATACTGTTGTGAAATTTATTATATTGTTTTGCACTAGCGAATTTCCACTTATATCTTTTATATTAGTTGTAGCAAGCGCTGTATACTCAGTAGCTGTTATTAAATCTGTTATCGGTGTAAATGTAACTGTGAGCTTGTCGAATGACTGTGTTAATGCTCCAGCCACTGGAACTCCCGCTTCTAATAATAAGAAGTTTGCACTACTTACGCTAACATTTGTAATAGCTTCACTAAACGTCCATATTATAGCCGAATTCAATGCAACCGTTGTTTCTAAATCAGCCGGAACTACTGTAACTGTAGGTGGTTCCGTATCACCGGTAATTTTAGGATTATAAATAGTAAATGGTACTACTCCTTGTGTTGTTGGGCCATAATGTCCCGTAAATAGTGCTTCCATTGTACCTTCGTTTTTGTCTTCACTCGCAAGCGTTAATCCTTGCAGATTGATAGCATTTGAAACTTGGATTATAATAGGTGAAGCAGATCCACTTATAGTACCTATATAAGTTATATTAGTAAGATAATCGGCATCCTCTATTTTATCTTTACCCGTTACGATATCGTATGTTGCTTCCGTAGCACTATCCACCGAAGATGCACCTAATAGTGCTTGAAAGTTTGCAGTAGTCATTTCTAACATTGTGCCTTTTAAGGTTACCACCCAATTATCGATACGATTAAATCCAGCGGTATTTTCTTTAATTCCATCTGCTACAATTGCTCTAACTGTTGGAATAGCTGCGAACTCTCCGCCACCTCTTGTAAGTCCTAAAAGTTTAGCAGCTGCGGTTGCTACTGTATCTGTTGCCATGTCAAAGTTTTTATAAAATGCGCCCGAATCCAACATAAAATGTTTAGGTGATTCTGCGGTATATCCGTTCATTTTAACCCCTCCTGTATAATTTAATATTGTATCTTAATCTACGTCTATCTATTATTGGATCTTCATCCGGTATATTTAATTTATAAGGATTATCCCTATATATTTTGCATTGGAAATTAGCATCTAAATTTGATAACCTGTTTAGTTTTTTATCTACATTATCTGTAATAGTTTCTAATTCCACTATATCGCCCGTATTGGTCCATACGTCTACTTCTAATACTGTGTCCTCTCTAACTTCTACTTCGCTTGTATTGGGCATGCGATAAACTACATAAGGATATTCTGTGCCTTGTGGTGCTTTCTCAAAATAAGTCTTGGTATAAACTGATTGTATCTGCTCGTATATAAAAGTAAGTAAGTCCATCATGTTAATCACCCACTCCATGTAATTCTCTTTCTGTGATTCCTTTAATTTCGTCTATGTTTTCTTCTACTGAACCTGTTAACACCCTCTGTGCATCCTGTTTACTCGTTCCGAACTCCACAAAGGCGGCATATTCAGTATTGTTTGCAACGATAACACTCTTTTCTTGCACCTCATGCTCCCACGAACTTTTAAGCCTGCCGCTTACAACCGGACTTCTCGAAACTGCTTCACCATCAACATATAAGCCTATTTTTTCTAGTGCCCTTTGCTCTGCTCTTTCCATTTCAGCCATCACTTCTCTGCGGTTACTTCTAAATGTCATTCTATCAACTCCAAATCAACTTGATAAAATTCTCTTTTGTTATCAATTAATTTAACATCATACAAATGACTATTATAAGAAATTCTATCCTTTTCTTTTATGTCGGTTATAAAAAAATAAAGTCTATGAGTAGAATATACCGTGACTTTATCTGCGCTTACTCTTTCACCACCGTTTAAAGTCCGTATATAGCCCTCTGTGTCCTCTAAATCATTCCATGCCATAATTGTATTGCCGAACGTTCCAAGTGTTGCAGTAAGTCTGCTAATCGTTAATGGCTCAAAGTATTCTACAAATTCTTCTATCATACAAACTTCACCAACGCTCTAGGTAACAAAGCCATAACATCAGCCGGTAAACCCATAGGTCCACTTGCACCACTTGAAATATAAGAAATACTTAAATCTCCTATTTTCTTACTAGCTATGCCACTTTTAACACCATCTAAATATTGAATACCTCTAGCAATAAATAACTGTACACCACCCGGAATAGTTACGCTAAAATCTCTATTAGTTTTATCCTCTGCTACTCCTAAGAGAATAGGTATCATAGCTTCATAATAAACATCTTTACTTACATTTAATATATCTATATTAAGCAATGTTTTAACATCTTCAGCGGTCATGTTTTCCCTCCTATAAAAAAGAGAGGGGAATTAACCCCTCCTTAATTAAACTATTTTGAATTTAAATTCAGCAAGTGCAATGTTTTTCATCTTTTTCTTTTTAGTCCAGTTTGTGGCTGCTTCAAGTTGTACATTCGTAGGTGAAACGGGTGCAGCAACAGGCTCATTCCATTCAACACCTAGTGGATGTAGTACGAATTGTTTTCTATTGATTAAAGCACTTTCTCCAAGTCCTTTAAGTGGTGCTCTATAAATTTCACTTGATACAATTCCCTCATTAGATTCTACGAATCCCATTGCGCCGCCACCAAACAAGTACATTGAACCTTTTTTAGTTCCATTGTCATACGGTACAGCATCATCCATAATTACTCTAGCGTTTAGTGGAGTATATACGCTTATAGTTCCATTACCATCACTAGCAGGAACTGTTGCGATTTGATCTTGTTTAAGCATATAAGCATATACTGCACTGTGTACACTAACCGCAGTTAATTTATCAGCTGCATCGCCTAATATAAATTTAGTATCTATTGCGCCGGATGAGTTAAACAATGCTAAGTCACCAACTAATGCGGATATATCATTAACATGGTCTGTCAGTGAAGCAAATACACCTTTACAAGTACTTAAAAGTATTTTAGTATATTCTGCTGCCCAATAATCAGCGTAAGCGTTTGCGATTCTATCCATTACATCGTCACCACTTAAAAGACTTGCTAATTGATTTTCACCAAACGCTTTTACTCTTAATTGACGTCTTGCAGTATCTTCACTTGTAGTAATTCCACCTAATCCCATGTCTGCTGTTTCAGATGGGATTTCTGAATTACCTGTTAATGCTTTTGTAAAAGGCATGATTATTGATTTACCACCCATTGAAAGTAGTTTTGCTAATTGTGGATTAGCCACCATTATTCCGCTCGCAAAGAATGCGTTTTTATCTGTTGCCATTTCTGCCACGTATGCGTCGAAATTCTCCGGTACTATCATGTTTGTTAAAGTTGTTAAAGCCATTTATAATTCCTCCTCTATTTCGCTGCTGCTCTTAATTGAGCCGCTAACGTCGGATCATTCTTTTCTAAAATTCCTTGTTGTGTAAGTGAATATGATTCTTTCTTATATGGATTGACAGTGCTACCGCCACCATTTCCACCTTGTGGCTCTCTGCCACCTTGTTTAAATCGTTCTTCTACTGCTGCCTTTACTGCATTAGTAAACTCTGTTTCTAGTTTTGATATATTGCCTGTTGTTTTTTCTACATCATCAGCAATAAAAAAATCGACTAAATTTAAAGGGAGTTTTTTCTCACTTGCAAGTTTATAAGCCTCTGATTTTAATTCTTTTAATACAGAATCTTTTTTAATGCCTTGAATTTCAAATTTTAACTTTTCTAACTCTATATCTTTTGGATCTTTATCCGGAAATCTTTTTTTAACTTCTCCATCAATAAGAGTTTCAAGGTTATTTTGTTTCCATGTTTCAATCCCTTTAGTAAAATAACTATCCTTTGAAGATTGCATCCACTTCTTAGCATCATCATCCGTATTTATAAACTCACTAACTCCATCAAGTGTAAGAGGTTTCTCAAACCCTTTAACGTAGTCTTGAACTTCTTCACTCTCTTTATTTGCTTCTAAATATTCTTTTATTTCTTTTATATCCATTTTTAACTCCTCCACCCTCCGCAGTTACTTTCGTCCCTGTGAGTGCTTACTTTATTATTAACCTTTTATCGTCTTGATAATTTTGGACGAAATAAAAAGCCTTATTTCTAAGACTTAATTAACCTGTTGATTCTATACGTTTTAAAACTGTTTTTGGTATACCGCTTTTAGTAGGATAGCTTTTACTTCTTGACCTGTGAGTTGTTGCAAAATATCCATCTTCATCCTTTGCGATAGTTACTCCATATTTTATGCCATCTTTTTTAATACTTCTTTGCAATACTTTTGTTATTTTTTTAGACATATATCCTCCCATAATAAAAACACCCTGTTAAGGATGCCTTAATAATTCTTTAATATCATAACCTTTGTACATACGTCTTGATTCTAACTCTATATAGTCCTTTGTAGCCTGTGTAGTATCCTTTTGATTGTATACGTGTACTAATATGTTAAATAGCTTTCGTGGTGCGGCAAGTCCTGTTAATTCAATATTCATTTTGTTCAGTAACTTTTGTTATTTTAAAAGGATTTTTCTCATATTCGATTATAAATTTTTTATTGCAAACATCACAGGATATTTCAGGAATAAAAGAGTTCTCAGGAAATTTTGCTTCTAACATACCTTTGTGACATATCGGACATACACAATCAAACCTAGTTATTGTTTTCATATAATCTAATGCCATACAATCACCCCTACCTATATTATACCATTATTTAATACCTTTTATATCTTTTACTTATTCTATTAGCTATAAAATCGCATACCTTTTCATCAGCTAAACATTTGTAAACTTCATCAACGGAATTTATACCTCGTTTTCTACATTTTTTAATAATACTATTATTTAATTTGTTAAATATAAATCTTAATATTTTAACTTTATAAATAATAAAATGCATATATTCATGTGCTATTACATTGTTTATATTTCTATTTGTTTTATTGCAGTTATATAAATAAACCTTAACTATATTCGGTTCAATAAATTCACCACAATAATTTGTTTCTGTTAAATCATATTCAATATTCATATTATCACCTACTATTAGTATATCCTATTTAATACCTTTAAGTGCTTCCCATTCCATATAATTCATTTGTGGAATTAATACAGTTTTATTGTTTTACATTTAAAAACACCCTATTTCTAAGGTGTTAATTCAACTTTTATATTTACATTTTTAGTTATAAACCTTATATACTCTGATACGGTCAAACCTAATTTAACCGCGTCTTCTGTTATTTTCTTATGTTCTTCTTTACTAAGTCTTATGTTTAAGGTAGCCATTATTAAACACCAAATATCGAATTTTCTTCTACACATTCTGGTGCTTTTATTTCTATGTGTATTTTATCAAGTAATACTGCTAACTGTTCTTTTTCTTCTAACATTTTATTAAATGTTTCTTTATCCATTGTAGCCACTTCATTATTAAGATTTTCTCTTGCTTCATATAAATTGTTGTATATAACTCTCAATTCTGTTTTATTAAATTCCATTTTTAATATCCCCTCTCATGTAGGTTATTTCCTAACCTCTAAGTATATTGTACTGCTAATCGCATTACATGTCAAGAGGTATTATAAATTTATTTTACGTAATATTTGCAGTCTTTATGCTCAAATTGTATTTCTTTAGGAATGTCTTTTTTATATACTTTACAAATAGAATTTTTAAACAGTTTGCAAGTAGTACATAGCGGTGTTTTTATACTAGCTTCACCTTTCTCATATTGGTATTTACTCATAAAAAACCTCCCCTATTAACTTAATATAACCCTTCATTTGTTTCTCGCCTGTTGGTACTAATTTTTGTTCGTAGTCTTGACCAAATATCGATTCCTCTCCTATTGGTTTAGTTAAATCATCTACTTGTTTCATTTTA